AGAATGAAATCCATTTAATACAATATAAATGGAATAAAATGGAAACCATTCGCAAAATCAAGGTATCAGCTAGTTATTTGAATAACAAGCAACATCCCAATTCTATCGACCATACACCTCCATATACCGATTATAAAAAAGAACAATCGAGACTAACGTATTTGCATAAACTTAAAAATGACATCAAAAATGAAATCATGGAATTTCAAAACGCATATACTATCATGGATACCATATTCTCGCGTGAAATAGCACATGCAGAGAAAAATCAAAATCAATGGTGGATTTGTTTACTGTGTTTCTACTGGAAAAAAAAGACACCAAGTGAATATCTAGATGATATATCTACTACACTATCTCCGAAATTAAAAGAAATTATATATCCATATTCGAGTTAACGAGCAGGACACATTTTCCAATACCAAGGCATATCATAAACCAAATTTACGGACCCAGAAGATTTCATATGCGAAAGTATTTCCTTCGTTTTCTCGTTTCGCGTATCCCAGTTCATTTTGATTATCACGCGCTTATGACTAGGATCTTTATGTAACGGAATTTCATACATCTTCTCAATATACCCGATTTTCATATTGTCAATTATGTTTTCTATGTAATTTCGACTCATTGTCGAATTTATACGTGGAATACATACTGAAGTTGTTACCATATTTATACTATTATTAGTTGTAATATATTATTTTATAATATTGAACTTTCAATTTTATAAAATATATCATATTTCCTAGTAAACCCACGATGTGAGTTGCTGTTTCGGTTAAAATTCATACGAATAAATAGATAACTACGTATCATTAAAAATAGAATATACTAATCTCTCTACTCAAATTATATGGTTCTGCTATTATATAATAACATCGACATATCATTGAACGTTAACATTCAATACGTATATACTAAGTTTTTTAAACAATTTTTTGCGGTTCCGAAACAAGATATATGTATGTAATCCTTTAACCTGTTTTCAGGAGTATACATAAACCTACAATATTAGTTTATTCTAATAGATTTTTTTATGTCTATATTCAAGAAATGACGGCTTTAATTGATGATGTTTTAGACGATTCGTGGATTAAAGAACAACAACGCATTCATGGCATAAATTTTAATTATTGTAAAGAACCCATGGAGAACATTTCAATATCATCCATATTTGTCAACAATAATAAACAGATCAACAATATAACCACAATCAATGTACCTCTTTCGCGAACTACGGGGGATTCACCCATTACACTTTTACCAAAAGAACGTCTTATCGAATTGATACAAAAAGGTAAGAAATCGTCTATTGGTGACAGTAGTTCACGATATAAAATTGCAGAGGTAGCGACATTTATCGTTGACATAAATCCGGAAGATATACAACGATATACAAATACCACGGATGTAACTAATACATATAAACCATTCTTCAAAATGCAGTCTAGAATTCATGATGTTGTTATTCCAGATTCAGTATTTATCTTCCATAAAGTGAATTCTATATTCTTCATTTTTCAAGAGATATCAGAGAACTTGCGAAACCATACCATTAAATCTATTCTTAAAACAACAGACAATAAAAAAATAAAAGCAACGACTACAAAGCGGGTTAGTATTAATGTTTCGAAAAATCAAATGTATCCTTTAACCGGGAAGCGTCACCGAAAAACACGCAAATTCATACGATAAAACTAACTATAATGTTAATGTTCTCAACACATTCATAAAATGATATAAATATTACTATCGATCCATATTAGTTACTCGTCAGTATGTCTGTTTATATGGAGGATTTCCCGCCATTAGATACAACACGTGATATAACCGAGTTTTTCCGCGAAGAACTTGTTTTCTTTTACTTCCATAATTCTCGTCTTCAAGACTACGGAGATCTAGTACATTTTTCAAATCGGTTTGATACCGTATTGAGTACGATAAAAACCCAAATGACACTAAATAGAAAAACTACCTTGCCCTATTTATCCCTCTTTTATCGCCTTATTGCTAATAATAGGGACATTCGGAAAGGCAAAGGCGAACAGACCAGTACATATATGATGATATGGAAGTTATATAGGTATTTTCCATCACTCGCAACCTTCCTTTTACATAGATTCGTTAAGACGACAACTAATCAGGAATACGCATTTGGCTCTTGGCGAGATATTAAATATCTATGTGACTTTATTAAACAACATAGTAGATACCATGAAAACGATTCCTTTATTGAAACGTGTATCGAAATTACGAATACACAATTAAAGTATGACATTAATACTTGGAAATGTAGCGAAAATGCTATGGATATACGCTATGTATCTAATGTCGCAAAATGGATTCCACGTGAATACAAAAAAATGGGCTGGCTATTTGATAAATTATCGCAACATTGGGGAAATACCCATTATCCATACATTATGAAGTCTACAAATACACATACATCTAAAATGAAGGCAGAAAGCAAATACAAACAATTATACCGGAAGAATATTTCGTATATGAATAAAGCAATCGATACAACCGAAATTAAACTTTGTAAGAATCAACGATCTTTAATTGAACCAACCCATATTCCATTATGCTGTGTATCTAAACATAAAAATGTGGTTTATTATGACTCTGATGACAATGATAAACTCGAATGTAGTGTGAATATACAAAAACATCTTGAATATAAATATTCAAACCCAACAACTAAGTTATTAAATGCCGACTGTTATAATTCATCGTCGTCATTGCCTATTTCATATTATGTAAAAGAAGCCATTTCTTTCCTTGAAAATGACGACGGAAACGAAAACGCACATTATCATATTTTGAATAATCAATGGCAACTCATTTCAAATACACATTCGCATGATTTTACCGGGGATGTTATTCCGGTTATTGATGTCACGTCGTCTATGCAAAAATATAACGATGACCCGCTTTTTGCCGCTATTGGTTATGCGATTCTTATTTCACAATACAGTTCTATTCAAAACCGGATTCTAGCAGTCGATAACAACCCTACATGGATTCAACTAGAACAAGATATGACGTTCATCCACAAGGTCAAGCGAATTCTAGAATATATTTCGGTCGGGTATTCTACCAAGTCGTCGTATTCTAGGGCATTTAATCTCATCGGAAAAACATTCTTACAAACTAGAATGGCGGGAGAAGATATACAAAACATGCACTTCGTCATTTTTTCAACATTTAATGAAAAATTCGATATACCTATGTATGATACTCTCACTACTGTACTATACACATACAGTGAAAATATACCACACATTACTTTTTGGAATCTATCCAAACATGATATTACGGACATGCCGTGTAATTATTGCGAACCCAACGTCCAATTATTATCAGGATATTCTCCACATTTAATATCAAATCTACAAATAAATAATGCTTTCATTCCTTACCTAAAAATTAAAAACATTCTTGACGGGCCACAATATCAAGTTCTTGACGATTATATTCGTAAGATTATTAATCGTCTTCCTAATCATCATCTATCCGTATCGTCCAATAAACATGTTGCTATTTCCGACATTTGCCTCGACATTTGCAATGTATAAAAATGCATTTATACAATAATAACACTAATGTGTATTGTTATTATTTCAATATTAGAACATACGCTCATTTATACATGTTGTTATAAATCCTCTTTTGTGTATGTAACTCTCGTTTAATAGTTGTTAAAATGTTCTTATGAATATTATCGCTGTTTTTTTTATCCGATAATAGGGCATTGACTGAATTCTTTAATGAATTTAATTCGTCTCTATCTATTTCCATAAACAATTCGCTCAATTGTATTTTCATTGTATTACTTGTCATTCTATTAGTAGGCAGAGATAACACCATGTTCTCTAATAACTTTTTATATGAATTCCAAAACGAAACATTTACCTCCAACTTTTGGAGTTTTAAATCACGAAGTAAATATAAATAACATACCGATACCGCATAACAATCCCAGGTTGAAACATTGGATAACAGTGCGTCTATCACATTCTTCCAGGGCTTCCCTTCAAATGTAATAAAATATTCAAGTAGGGTTATATTGTACGTTTTACGCTGGTCGGCAGTAAATAAATCCAATAATGCAACATTTTTACTCGTGTAGTCATTTATTATACGACTTAATGTTTCTCGGGTTACTAATATATCTTTCCAATCTACTGGTGCATTAGTATTATTAAATCCGACAAATCCTAACATTCCACTTTCGACCTTACTGTCTTTCAATTCGTTTACTATGTAGGTCATTATACATATATCAATACACCATGGACCATATTCGGGACCATATACAAAAAATATATCACTATAATCATTTTCTGACAGGTTTGATATTTCACTCGACAGTCCAAAATCTATGATTATAGGCAATTCCGTGCTATCATCGATCATAATATTATTTTCTTTTACATCTAAATGTAATATTCCCGCATCAAATAACTTGGTAAATCCGGTTATCAATCTGATATGTGTATTTAATAATACGTGTAATAATCGTCTCGGGGTTTCCTTTGTAATATACAAAATATGTTTCGCTAATGTGTTTTTTCCTACATACCTTAACTTATTTGACTCATATGTTATATTCTTTGTATCGTCTATAAAATCACACCGTTTTATCTTTGTTTGATCCATTTTTGCCAAAGATACTTCACATGTCTTTATTATTGGTGCAAAATAATCAGTTGAGTGTTTTATACCCTTTACAATTTTACCAATACTGTTTTCGCGACTTGATGTATCCGCACTTTTTTGAATCTTGGTTATATACTTTTTATCTCGTCCACGCCCATTACATGTAAATCCTGGACTAAATATACAACCATAACTTCCTTGACTTAATAAATCTATATTTACTTCGGATTTTACCATATTTATACTTACTATATAGTTTTCTTATACTAAAAAATACGGATTGTCGTTATATTTTCTCATATACGATCAAAAGAAAATGGCGGGACATATTCATCCACCTTTTCAGATTGTTTGTATTTATTTACTTATTTCGTTATTTTTCCAAATTTGTCTTTATCTTGTAGAAGCGATTTTTATACGTCTTTTTTAATCGCTCGAATGATTCAGTATTTTGTAAACGACGGTCCATCGCGGTTTCCTCCGGTATACTAATTAAATCGTCCACACATGTCGGATTCTCTTCACAGTACTTGTTAAAACTTATAGCAGGTGTAAACCGACTAATCACTTTTTCACTACCCTCAATCATATCTATATTACCATTTATTTCACGAATGATATGTTGGTCCATACTTACCAATATACATTTTGACAATCCTTTGTATGTCTTACGCGATTTGGGAGCCACTGTCTGCTTGTTAATCTTTTTTCGATAATAATAACGAGAACTTTTATACATGCGATCCATTATATCACTTGTTTGACCTTCTTTTACCAATCGACCACATTCATCATCTAATGTTGTTTTGACGTCTTCTTGGGTTACCCAATTATTCCATGAAAGTTTATATTCCTTACTTTTTTCATATTGATGAAGTTTTACAAATTCACATAACAGATCGGATACCTCTTCTGTGAATTTGTAACGATTCGTCTGTAGTTTTATATTACCGTACTGACGCCTAGTTTCTGTCAAAATATCTGACTTCTCCAAACCAATATTAGGTGATGATTTTTCCATAATGACTTTATATTTTTGATGATTGATTAACAATTCTATTTATACTTATTACTATCTATAATTTAAGTTTTCAATTTTTTGTATTTCAATGAAGGAAATACAAAACGCTACGTACAGGGCTCGATCCTGTGACTTTTTGGTTAACAGCCAAACACTCTACCAACTGAGTTAACACAGCAATGTTATTTTACAAACAATACACTTATACCTCCACCCCCAATCTAATATCAATAATATTCTTTAAATACTTTTATCATCTATAATTTATGGTTAATTTATATATGAATAGTCCTTTTGATACGCATAATAACCATGTCATCCTTTATTTAGAGCCTTTTTTGAATACATTTTATAAAACATATCAAACTATCGTGACACTTAGTTCTATGCCTTCGGGACCTCTTTCTGAATTAGTTACGCAAATTTCTACCTCGAAACTTTCTCCATTCCAAAATATCTCACCCTTTTCACAAACGTCCGCTTCTTGTTTACATGTTCTCTTACGCTACCCTAAATCTTCTATTGGAAACGCATCCTCTATTAAAAACCCTGATTATTTTATGGGACCCGAAGACATTCCTTCCATCTTTTCCTATTTACATAGTAACGGTTATGTTGTCGATACTCAACTTACGAAAATACTCTTTAAAGGTAACCATAATGGAGGATTGTCCGAACATGCAGGCCTTTCAGGTAACAAAAAAATGATATGTATGATACGTCAAAAAGACTAATTCAGAAAATTGAATTTGGGTCGGTGTATTTTACATCAATATACTAATTATTAATATGTCATCTACCCCATATTGCAGGACATGCCATAAGGCGGGTAAATCATTCACAGAATACACGAATCATTGGACTCGGGATAAACCTGGCCCGGATGGTATCATTGTGTGTCCGACTGTATTAAATTCTGTTTGTGGATATTGTAAACAAAAAGGACATTGGACGAAATACTGCAAGGGTATCGTCAAACAATATAAACAACCCGACGAATCTATTATTCCGGCTACCTCTCGTATGTGGGCCAATATCGTAAAGAAAGTTACACAGCCGATCAAGACCATATCGCCCAACACTGATCCTTACCAACTTTATATGGATACGGATGTAGACGTTACCATAGACGCTAGTTATGTATGTTCTCGACCACCTTCACCTGATTATCCTCCACCTCCACATGATTATCGACCACCTTCACCTGATTACCCGCCTCCCGATTCATATACATAACAAACACGTACATTAATATTATAATTCATAATTTTTTATAATAAAAGGTATAAATATATTTATTCCTTTTATCTACCTACAATTCCATGCGACCTTTTTTATATCAATCTGTATCGCAAGCCTACATATATACATCACAACCTAAATATTATGATAAAATAGACGCACATTATCATCGATTCAATGTAGATCAACATTTACTCGAACCAAAAACTACATTATTGTCTACGCGAAAGGGTCACCCGGAATGGTGGGGCATGGATATCCAACTACGCAACGAGAAAGATATCGTATTTACAAACCCATGGAGAAATCATCACGAATGGTGGGGGTATTAATTTATTATTGAATATATATAAAAAAATAGGTATATTCAATATAACCACAATCGAATATGTCAGATTCATCTATACCTCTCCTATGCAAGTGCGGTAAAACCTACAAAATGAAACAACCGTTTATTAAACACGTTCAAAAATGTCAATTTAATATACATGATAGTTCTAGTGAAGAACCACCCGCTGAAAATTCTAACACACACGAAGAAAAACCCGTTGAAAATTCTAACGTATCCGAAGAACACCCACCCGAAAATACGAATAAACCAAGTATTAAACCTACTGCCGAATCTTTGGCTCAACTTAACAATGAAGTTAAAAACGACCTCCAAACATTTATGAGTGGTGGACGACCATTACCTACACACGAACCTCTTCAAGGCGAAAATATTTTGGTTAATACACTTGTTATCGAAACGTTATTTAAAACTGTACTTTCACAAGTATTGATTCATCATCATCGACATACACAAAGTATTATCGAACAAAACGCAAAGTTAATTGAAGAAAACAAGATGCTTATTAACCTTGTTGGAAACGTCGTTTGTAACAAAAATAATATTCGTTCCGAAACTGATTTGTCAGATGAAAACGAATCTACCAATTCTAGTGACACCGACACAGTTTAAATAGAGAATTTATTATAATACTGTAAACTTGATATATTGAATATATTATATTACTATATACTACAATTAATCACCATCCAATACACGATGGAATGGTCGTTTAATCAAAATCGGATGTAATCTATGATTGAACTCAATGAGCGACCGGACAGACATAAAAAATCATATTATCGTTATCTATGTTGCTTCACGCAGAAAAAATATGTATAATATCGATATATATATATATATTATAATATCTACTTTATAATATATAAATATGGATAATGAAACTTTTCGTAACTTTAACATGTATATACATTCTACGTTCCGTAACGTTGGTCTCTTTACCTCACTCGCATATGGGTCTTTAGCATATTCACGCATATACCGCGGACATAATGTTATTTATGATATTTTACTTATCTGTATTAGCATGGCATTCATTATCATAGCATTCATTATTAATTGGTATCTTCACTCTGATATCATTGACTACGCCCAAAAACATAAAGCGAATCGTTCCACTTTGACGCGATGGACGCATATTTCGACCGCCGTTATGGGAATCCATACTATATTAATATTACTCGCTTGTTTTACACTTTATAGATCACTCGCATAATTATTTCCTATTTAACATTTCATAATAATATAAAGTTTCAAGTTTATATTATCGTAGCACATGAACGACTTTACGTCATTATCGAAACAAATTACCGATAGTTTCACGTCGATTCAGAAGAAACAAGATGGTATATTTTTTACACCTCTCTCTATTATTCAAACTATGATTGATCGTATTCTTCAGATACCCGAATTGTCTATTCAACGAGTTCTTGAACCATCGTGCGGTTCCTGTGAAATTATCGCACATTTACTTCGTTCCATCGACCCAACGCAACATATTGATATTATTGGAATCGAAAAAAATACACAAATTTACGAACAAATACAACATCTATTTATTGACGATCCGCGAGTATCCCTTTTACATCGTGATTTTTTACAATGGGACGCCATGAACGAACATAAATTTGATCTCATTATCGGCAATCCTCCCTATTTTGTTGTAAGTAAAGACTCGGTAGATGAAACGTTTTACTCACTTCTTGATGGACGACCCAATATATTCGTACTTTTTCTGATTCATTCCTTACAGAAATTACGAGAAGGTGGGGTTCTCGCATTTGTACTCCCACATAACTTTATTAACTGTCTTTACTATTCTAAAATTAGGAATTATATTCACGAAAATTTCGCCATCATTGATATTATTGACTGTATGGACGATTCTTTTCTAGATACCAAACAAGAAACCTTTCTATTTATCCTACAAAAAAAATCAGATAAGAGCGAAAATAATAGATTTGGACTATTGGCGAACAATGACATCGTTTTTCATACATCAACAAACGTTTCCATCATTCATCAACTATATCATGATTCAGTATCATTATTTTCGATGGGGTTTGACGTTAATGTTGGTACGGTTGTATGGAACCAATACAAAGATATACTCACTCATGACGACACGCGTACACGACTCATTTATAGCGGTGATATCAAAAATAATCAACTTACACAATTACCATACAAGAATCCTTGTAAAAAACATTTCATTATGAAAGATGGAATTAATGAACCTGTATTAGTGATTAATCGCGGTTATGGTAAAGGAAAATACACATTTTCTTATTGTATTATTGACATCGAAACACCATTCCTAGTTGAAAATCATCTTATTGTCATACGTAACAAAGCATGCGGTTCAAGAGAAGACCACATACGCAGATATCAGACAATCATCGACTCTTTTACTAATGAAAAAACCGCACAATTCGTAGACGTTTATTTTGGGAATAATGCCATTAATACTACCGAATTAAAACACGTATTACCTATATATCTATCATAAATCATATAAAATTGAAATATTTCATTGATATAACATACATAATAATATTATTATAACACCAATATGAATTTTTCGAAAACGATTCAAATGTTTGTCGCGTCCATTGGTAAAACTCCAAAAACACCACTTGGACGTTGGAATTTAGACTCACCTCGACATGCTATGTTAAAAACACATTATGCAAATGAAGACCATTGTGGTACATGTTCCGAATATATCAATCAACAAAAGGAACAAAAAGAAATTGAAGAATTCTACCAAATTGTTATTTATAGCGAATCTGTCCCAGACAAACATATCACTGATAACAAACCATCATAAACGTATCTTACACAATCACATAAAATACATTGTTTATATGATTAATGATTCCGATATCACAATCCGTCATTTTTCTATATCAACCTCAATTCAGATCTAACTCACAACGCTTACATACTCTATACGATTCACCGTACATACATGATTCTATTTGGGTAATTATTTCATGCCCTCCTGACAACCGACAATACATTTGTTTCGCACGAACTATCTTTAATCGTTGCTCTTCTAATTCTTCCATTTTTTTACGATGAAACTCTCTATCGCTGTATATTGCCATTATTTGGGTATTATATCTTAACATACGGTCATCATCTTCACTCATTCCACAACAAATAATATATTGAATGGATCCGAATATATCTTAACAAGATATTATTTGTTGTAAAATATCATTCTAAAATATTGCTCTAAAAATTGATACTGTTTATATTACATATACATATATATAACTTATTACCAAATATGCAGAGATTACAAACCATTGTCGCCACGCATAACGCAGACCCTATTCTTCGATCGCTACCTCTGGATTTACATCCATATATTTATAAATTTATATCGGATGAAGTCAAATTACATTATTGGATGGAAAAGTATAACTGGTATGATATATTAGACCAATTACGAGATTATTATAACGACTTTCATCTAATCATCTCCTATTTTAACCATGTGACAATTCTAACTTCTACAAAGGCAGACATGTTATATGAGATGGGGATGTACCGGGAAAAAGACAAATTTCGAGACGCAAATGGTAACATTATTCGAATAGAATGGACGTGGAACGATGACAATTGTAATTATGATATAATATTTACCGAATTCGTAGAAACCATGAATACACAATACAGGGAACGGCGCGATATTCATGGCCTATATACGTATTTTCGATACCTACTTTCATTACTTGATAACAGGTCACTTATCAAACAACGACATTTAGTAATATAATCGGTTTTAATCTTCACCTGTATATATACATATACCAATGGAAAACGGATTTACAATGTTGTTTCATTCAATTATTATTGGATTTGTTCTATATATATTTATGATTTATATATTAGGTCAATCGCAATTTGTAGCCGGAAATAGAAGCATACTTATATCCGCAGGTGCGTTAATATATATGATTATGTTCGGTCACAAGTTACCTAATACTAAATCATTATTTACATCATCGAAGACTTAACCTGATATGCCATTCTTATTTACCTAATTTAAGGACGATAAATCTAAAATATTCATTGAATTTAGATTTATCAAAAATTAATTCATTATATGGATTTGCATATAGCAGTTCCAATGAAGAAATCACGTATATTAAATGCTTTACCCAAAGTCTTCTTTTTATACATGTAATAATCACCAACACCTATACTTAAAATCACTGGCAATGCGTATAACATCACCCTTTCTATCGCAAATACCTTATCATTTGTATCATCTGATATACGTTCACGATTGTAGTAGTAGGAACGCTGTGTATTCACTATATATAAAACGAATAATAATGATAAAAATGCTATATTCCAACCTATACGTGCCTTCGACGATAGGACAAATATTATGTAAATTACGACACTGTATAGTATTGTATCAATACAATTACCATTCGTCCAGTCCGTTGGATTCTTTTCTGCGTCTTTATCATCAAACGACCATCCACCTACCTGCATAATAAATACAAACAATATCGCTATTCCGACTAGATGCTTTGCATATATATTTCCAGTTAAAGCACGTTGCATGCTACATGAAAAAAGAGGAGTCGCATAACCGGCACTTATAATCAAAATTACTATCAACATATAGGACACTTTTGATATATTGCTCGCAATACGCTCATGTTCTATTTTTTTTACTAAACTATGTGTATCCGATTTTACATCTTTATCTATTGAATTTACTTCCTTGTCTACCGATTTTAAATCATCTACTACGGCGTTTACTTCTTTGTCTACTGAATTTATATCCTTGTCTACTGGTTTTATAGTTGTTTCGTCTGCAGTTATATATGTATGACCGTTCATTTAGTATAATAATATATAATATAATAGTATTTTTAGTTATTCGTCTTTATTTTTATCTCCTTGTATTCACGGCATATTCATATAATTCTTCCCAATCCTCAGCCATTCGCATCCAATACACGACATCGCGCCTTTGTTTGTTTATGATTCCATTCAGTCTGTCTATTTCTTCGGCATGAGTATATTTTGTATTTAATAAATCTACTAGCACATTTGCTACATCAATAGAATTATTAGGGTTTCTCGAAATGCACCCTTGGCTACGCGTTTGACTACGAGTGATAGGGGCATTTTGACTACGGGTTTGATTACGAGTTTGACTACGAGTATGCATATTATTCAATGATATGTTCTTGTTGCTTTTTCTTCTTTTCCTATATTGTATTCAATTTTATAATCATCTAGTTATAGACATACTACTTCATCGTTTCAAATACATTTTCCCATTTTAGATCTGACTCTATTAGTCCGTACTCACTCATCACAACGAGTAATTCCGCCTTACTTTCTATGTTATATACGTTCATGAAATGTTTTTTCCAATATTTATCAGCACTTAATCCTATCTCATATGGGAACAAATAATGTTCTTCATCCGCACTCTCATATTCATCCATCATATATTTCGCAATATTCAATCCAGATATTCTACTATCTATGTAATTTATAAAATGACACGGAATATATCCTTCCTTCTCTACATTCCACGGGCATAACCATATATAACCTAACACATAATTTTGTTTTGCTACAGACATGTCGATTGTATTTTTATTTGTTGAATTTAATTTTTCAAATGGGAAACACGATTTTGAAACCAATGTATATATATTGGATAAATCAGGTAACATGATGCCATACCCATTGTTATTCTTTTCATCAAATGGATTCATATTCATTATCACATTCGTTACAAATTCACACAATCCATTCTTATCGGAAATACTATTATTCCATATATCACACACCTTTCCAAATTCCGTATATTCGTGTAAATTTATCGTCTTCATTTCATTCACTATTTTTTTTAATATGTCAACTAATATTTTCAATTTTCAATTACATCATATCCAGCATCATTAAAATTGAATTGTTAGATTAGGCATAATATAACGTAACTACAATATTATTCAAATAAAATGGATATAGCAACTACACCGGATATTTACACGCCATCGGTTGACGACAATGGCAACTACATTGATAGAATTCCATCAATACGCAATGGAATATACTGTTCTTGTGGAGCCAGGAAAGATAAGGTATACGAAACCCATACTAAATTTCAATCGCATATTAAGTCAAAGATACATCAAACATGGATTGTATCTCTTAATAATAACAAGGCAAACTATTATGTAGAAATGTTACAAATGAAAGAGGTGGTCGACCAACAAAAAAAATTATTGACGCAACTTGAAAATACCTTACAAAATAAACTTCTTACTATTGATTATTTGACATGTCAACTTATACAAAAGGAAAATCAGAACAAACCATGTGTCGATCTATTGAATATAAACTAGAATATGTGGGATATATAGGGTCGAACATTATTCATGTAAAAATAAAAAATACAATAAATATACACCATTTCACCGTCATATTATTAATCCTTTTTTATTTTACCTATTAACCACGCACCCAATAACGACCACATACCGATTATACTGTTTCCGCCATTGTATATAGCCCAACGCAACGAGTAACAATGAGGGGCGGGAACTAAAAAGGCTGACATTATAAATCCGGTCAATGTAGCAGGTACACACCAATATACATACATATGTACTGAAAGGTAATGCAATGTTATCCAACACATATATACACCAAACGTTGCAACTGTATAATTAAACATTGTTCTGATATTCAACGAACTCCAGAAGGACTTCATATTTGTTACTGTTTCAGAATAATCCATTATCACTTATCTGTTACATGTTATTCTTTCTCAACGCCATTCAATTTTTCATCAGTTACTATGAATATATCTCGACAAAACTATATATATCGTACTCTATATATAATTATAGTATGGACCCGAGCAATTGTACCATCACGAAACCTACACAACAATGGTACTGTTATATACTTCGTAACCGACAACAACGTTACGCACATCTTACCTACAATGGTTCCACGAACAACCCATATCGACGTCTTCGACAACATAATGAAGAGATTTCGGGAGGCGCTGTATATACACATGGACGCGGAGGAGGGTGGGAAATATACGCATTGGTTACAGGATTTGTAGATCATAGAAACGCATTATCATGCGAATGGCGGATTAAACACACCAATGGTAAACCAGGCAAACGACCCAACGAACATTTGGGCGTTGAAGGAAGGATACGTGGATTGAATGAAGTTTTGAAATTGGATAAATGGACGGGAAAATGCTTGGTTAGCAACGGGGATATTGACTATATCGTATATATAGCCCCCGATATAGCACATCTAATTCAAACAGAACAACTTCCTCAAAATATACAAGTCATACAGGGAATACCAGAGTTTACAAAATGAATATACTGTTTTCACTTTATTATTCCTTCTCTTTTTTATCAACATTGAGAACATTGACAAATTACAATTTTACATTAATCTGCCTGTAAAATTGAAA